ACACTCCCCCCTTCCTCACGGATAAAATATAAGGTATCCTCATTCTTCTCAGATATGGCATCGTACTGTTCTTGTGTGCCGATCCAAACCTCGACAGGTTCACCTGTATTCTTGTCTATAATACTCATTGTTCATTTCCCACGATTACTTGATCGCCAACATATTCGATAGATGATATCTCAACACCACCTAGTTTGATTCCTTCGATTACCAGATCACCATAGAACACTGTGTAGTCTGCTACACGGTACACTTCAGGATTACCCTCTGGCATCGGTTGCATTCTTCCCTGTAACGGTTGAATTAGAGAAACGTCGACCGTAACCTCTGTTTCCTGTGCATCCATTAATTCGATATCGTCACCCATATGTAGGTCCGTATCATCCATGCGAGGTGCAGCAGGTGATGCCCAGTACGCAAGGGTGTCATAGATTTGCTCGATTCGTTGTAGTGACATGTTTTTATAACGACCCAGAGTCTCTTCGGAACTCAAGATGAATGTCTCATCGACCGGATCGGTTTCACGCATCGTCATCAATGCGTACATTGGTTTGACCTTGTTCTCTGCTTCACTCTCTAGGAACAGGTACGGAGTCTCTAATGGATCTGTTTGCTTTCCTGCTTCGGTATCGGTATCCGCAAGTCCTAGTGTAGAGATCTCAGTTGCAAGATAGAATCCCGCAGGGTGAACGAACTTCTTATAGAACTCCTTGAAGTCTGACGTTGACAGTCCCACCTTTAATAGTACAGAAAAGACTTGGAATCGACGGTCGTCTGTGATAAACTTAACAGACTCCGGTCCTATCTGTGAGTCGTCTTCACCAATCTTGAAGATGTACTGCTTCGGGTAGACGACCTCGACATCTTGATGGAAGAATGCTTTGAAAAACTGTTCGACCGACATCTGTGTGCCCTTGGCACGATAGAAGTTGGCAAGCAGTTTGGTTGATAGACGTGCGGTTGCTTCATCCGGAAACGCAGTGGTGTCGATACCGTTACCGATACCACGTAGTAATAGATCAAGTGCGTCTAGTGTTGTTGTGCTAATGTCACGAATACTGAAGAGATCTTGGATCTTTGCCTCGAACGACCCCGAAGGATCCTCTTTAGTATACTCATAGTAGTTCTCCAAGAACTCAATGAGCCTCGGATAGTCGGACTGATAGAACTCTGGTAATACACCAGAGATCTCACTACTATGGAATCGAACCTTAGCACGTGCCATTACAATAGAACTCCGATAGTGTCGGTTTCAACGTTAGCAGTGACGGATGATCCTATGGTATCTAATCGTAGGATATAGTTGCGCAGTGGTTTGATCGTGCTTTGGTTAGCAGGTACTGCGTTTACTCGTAACGTATCCGATGTCCCTTCTTCGATACGAAGACCTCGAAGGTTGACCGTACCCTTCGCGGGGTCATATGACCCCACGTTTGAAAGAATGACATTCCCGTCGGTATCAAAAATCTGCAGACGATACGACCCTAGTTCATTCTTTACAACGGCGTTCTTTCCGTTGTACCTGAAAGCAGACGTTGTGACAACATGTTCGTCCTTATCCGGTGCCGCAAGCAAGAACGGGAAGTTGACATCAAAGTCTCTCACGATAAAGTTTTCTGGTAGTAGACCGACGGTGATACCAGAGTTGTATGCGATGACCTCATCGAACAGGACTCGAATGTTGATACGAGACTGCGAAGAGATCGACATCTTAGAGTTTAGAATTGCCGGACTTAGATCATCGATCTTCGACAATAGAGGTGATCGACGGAATGACGAATTAAACTTGTTCATCTCATCGGCAAAGTGATCGGTAATGACCTCTTCGACTCGTGCACGATATGTTTCTTTCGTTTCGGTAGATATAGTCGGATCGATATTGAACATAGTCGTTGCGGTAATATATACGACTTCCGGATCAGTGAACTCTGTGTCGATCGACATGATCGATAGGTTGCTTGTTAGTTCGTCTTTAATACGAGTGTGTAGAGCATCAACATCGATTCCGAATCTCGGGTTCAGACTTACGAATACTTTTCCATACTCTGGTGGTACATTATCGTTACCACCCCATGCTACAACGTCATTGATAAACGGAGCATACTTGTTGCTGATCATCGACGTGTAGTCTTCGGCAGTGACTAGTCGACGCTGTGATGCGAATCCACGAGGTGCGTTTAGTTTGATCGACTCAAGTGACTCTTTTGCTGAACCACCAGCAGAACGAGTTGCACTTAGGATTTCTAAACCTTGACTAACACCTTTCGTCGTGAACGTTGCGGCACCGTTACCTTCGGTTCCGGATGTCTTTAGATAGGTGACAACAATCTTGCTACCCACTTTCGGTTTTTGACCTAGTACGTTGCCGTCACTGAATAGAATTTCGTAGTGACCGTTCGACGTTTCCTTCACGAAGAATATACGGGAGTTGTCATTGATAGCAGAGACACTGTCGATATTCAAATACGACGTTGAACTATCGGACGTGTAGTTATCGAACACTTCGACCTTCAGTGTGGTTGCGTCAAGATCTTCGTCTGGAATGACGTACTCGGAGTATTCGACATCTACTTGGAATGTTCTGCGACGGAAACGACCTTCGGATACCTTAATAAGACCTACTGCTAGACCGTCGTCGTTTACCTTGATAGTTGTCGGGTCGGTTGTTCGGAATATGTATCCGACATCATCTACCTGACCAATGAACTCATGACCTTCCGGTATGGTTACTTCGACTTCACCTGCTGCCGGTGTGATGCTTACGGTTAGTAAAGAAGATGCACCGACTTTCGACTTAGGAGTATACCCTAAAGTCTCTGCGTGTGCAAGTGCTGACGCACGAATCTGAGACGAACTAAGGAACGACTCATTGATTGCCATGTTTGCCGTTAGACCGTTCAGATGGGTGTTGTATGCCAGAACATCTAAGATGGCAGAGAGACCACTCCCCTCAAAGTTGTAGTCTGAAAACGTGCCAGACTTTCTTAGGTGTGCTTTTAGACTCTTACGTAACTCAATAAAGTCAAGATCAGAGGTTTTGATTGTCATTTACCTTATCCTCGCAATATTCACGTTAACCGAAACCTCTTGATCGAAGTCTACTACATTGAACTTCACAAGAACGTCAACCGAATTATAATCTGGTTTGATGTTAACTATGACCTGATTCACAATTGCTCTGGGTTCATAGTTAGATATAGTTGATTCAACGAGAGTCTTGATGTCTCGTTTATTTAAATCCGTATCGAGTTCAAACAGCAAACTGCCCAAGTCCGCACCCAACAAAGGACGGAATGGTCGAGACCCATGATTCGTCATCAACAGATTCTTTACGGACTGTATGACTGCCTGTGCGTCTTTCTTCTGATAGATGTCCCCCGACGGTTTCTTTGCGAAGGTACAGTCGATATCAGAATTAACGACAGCTGCCGATACAGTGATCGGTCGAGATGACAAATTTAAGTCTTGTAAAGAACTAATCTTAGGCATTGCGTTAAACTCTTTTTTGTGTATTTATATGAGTCCACCAATGAATTCTTCAAATTCTTCGGGTGTCATATTTTCGGTATCCGGTGCTCTGATATCATCAAGGTTCGGTAACTCCGGTGGTCCTGTGTGTTTTAGTTCATCCACCCCTTCCGGTATGTCAACAATACCATCTATTATATCGGGCAGTGCCAGATTAAATGAGATCGGTAGTCCGATCAACATCAACACGTCACACAGTGTAAGATCTAGTAAGGCCAGCAGTTTGCCTAGACCAATTGCGTCAAGGAACTTCTTGATTACTTTGACCCATAGAAAGAGCAACTCTTTCATGACGATCGTCTTCCAGTCACGTGCGGCCGTTACCAGTTGGTGTACGTGCTCTTCGATAGACTCTACTGTCTTTTCTATCTTCCCTCCCAGGATCTCACTCAGTTTGATATCGAACGGTGCTGGTAAGGGAATGCTTAGATCCATAAGTTCATCGACGAACGCATTCTTAATTTTGCCGATCTCTTTGTTGAGGTCGAAGTTCTCGATGTCTTCTTTTAGTTGTTCTGCCTTTTGTCCCAATTCTTCTGCTTGGTCTTTTATTCGTTGTATCTCACGATCCATTTTTGCCTTTGCGAGATCAATCATTGCACGAATCCATTCTGCTATATCGAACGACAGTGGGATAGGTAGACTAGGCAGACCCAGTGCGTCCCATATCTCTTTGAACATACCGATCAGTGTGTCGAATAGTTTGAAGAGGGTCATCGTACACCACTCCATGATCTCGTTTTTGATATAAGACCACGTGAGTTTTGCTTTGTACTCATCACACAGTTGTCCGAACTCACCATCAAAGTATCGATACTGTTCAGGTACCAGCATATAGAGAGTGTTTAAGACCTTTGTCTTTTCGTCGTTCAACATGCCTAATGCAGAATCATATGCATCCTGTTCGAGTTTACCTGATTCTAAATCTGCTTGCAATGTTTCTAATTTGGTGGTATACTCTTCAGTGACTCCAGCAATCTGTGCCTTGAGTTCTGCTTGATAGTCTCCATCCATAATCTTCAATACATTGATAGAGAGACCTAGTATAGGAACCGTGAACTCAACAGGAACAATCTTACTGATCATCTCCAGCATCTTGACAGGGATAAAGATGTGGTACTCCTGAATCAGTTCGGTGAATGCGTCCTCTGCTTCCTTTTCCCAGTCACGCACATTACCCTTCTGCCACCAAGGAGAGAATAGATCTGAAATGGTTTCTATCGTCTCCTCGACATCCTCGACCGTACCCATGATCTCATCGTAGATCTCAGTGCCTAGGTCGAACGATTCGAGTGCTTGGATCTGTGACTGCAGTTCTGCTCTCGCATCCTCCGGAGCATTCTTGATCTGCTTCTCTAGGTCACGTATCTGTGTCTCGATCTCTTCAGCCTTCCCTGAGAGGTCGAGTTTTGCAGCGTCCACGTACGACGTGATCTGAGGTGGTATGTCACTCAGTTTATTAAACAGGTTGACAATGTCTGCCTTCTTTGGTAGTCCACCACCTTCGCAAGACAGTTCGAGAGTTAAGTCCACTAGAATGTCTTACCGTTGATACTGACACCAGCACCTGATATAAGGTTGATGCCCTTGGTTGAATCGATTGTTGTAACACCCTTGACAGTGATGTTGCAGTCATTAATGACCTCGATGATACAGTCATTCATTACTTTGATCTTAAGAGTACCGTCCTCTAGCATCTCGTAATGCGTACCTGAACGATGTCTCTCTTTGATTCGTTCTTTACCTTCGGTGTCGTCGTACTCTTTGTAGTGACCTCTCTCGGTCTCGTACACCTTGTTGTATGGATAGTTCTCTTCTGCCAGTGAATTGTCGTCACCTTCCTTTGGCATTGCCCCTATGACTAACGGCAGTTGTGAGTTAGGTCCATCAAGAAACATACCGAATACGTTAGTACCCACTAACAGACCGATGTACTGTCCGGTACTCTTATGCACTCCCTGTGTAACAGGCACAACAATCTGTGCCCACGGTAGATCTTTATCATCTATCTCATCATAAACACCGTATACACGCACCTTCACACGACCCAACTTCTTCGGATCGTTATTGTCGACAACCTTGCCGACGAACCATCGAGTCTGGTCTCCATAGTAATCAATAAAATGCTTCGGGATCATGCTTCAACACCACCATTAGATAATTTAACACAAGAGAGGGATACGTCATACCCCTCCGTTTTGAATGAATGCTTAGCCGCAAAGACTAGGTAGTCCCCCGACTTATGCGGATCGTACTTTCCTTCTTCGTCAACCATGTTCGCAGACTGGAATAGTATGCGTGTTGGAATACCAATCGTCATGTGTTGCGGAGTGAGATAGTCGAACCCGTCGACGGTTATCGTCATTGGATTGAATATCATAAGATTCTTAACCGTTCGACTGATTATATTCAGTCGGTACTCGGATGTCTCTTTAGATTGACTGAACGAGTCCGTACCTTCGAATCCCTGAAAACCACCGATCTGAGTGATCACTCGATTGGTCATCTCGTTAAACGGTTTGTCGTCGACCTTAAAGTCATCGGTGTAAAAAGGTTTGCGACCCAACAGTTCATCTTTTTTCAATGGTTCCATCACGTGCTTCACGATGTCGAACTCTACTTCGGTTGACTTGTCCGCAAGTACATCGTAGTATTGATACTTAGAACCAATCAGTGCCTTGTCGATCATATCTAATAGATTCGATGTCGATCGATGATCATGGTTCTTGATGACACGTCGACGCTGAATTTCTCCTGCTGTACTAGAGGCATTATTCACATACGGTATACCACCCTTTCCACCGTTCCAAGGATCTAGTTCCATCATCGACCTTATATCGATCAAGTAAAGATGGTCATCACGTAGTCGAGAGTGTAGGTAGAACGGATACCCTTCGGTTGTTGTCATGCGGTTCTTCACCCAACACATTGCATCGACCGGAGTAAGGTTCGGGACGATCATCTTTATGTCTTGGATGTCTTTTTCAGTGCCCCTGACATCCTTACCAACAAACTCCTTAGCAACCTTTGCGACGATGTTCGACGGTGTACCAGAGTAACTCTTGTTAACGTTCTTTAGGTTGGACTCATACCAGTGTGCTTCGATAAGGTGTACAATGAACACTTCGGTATCTTCGTTCTGATCGGCACGTGAAGACATCAAGACTTTGTCGATGCGGAACGTCTTGTCAACGTAGGGCATCATGACCTTCGGATCGTCGGTAAAGTATTCGATCTTTATCGTTACGACATCACTACTACGGATATCAAAGTCAGTCATGATCGCACGTGTGTCTGTGAACATCATCGTCGCAGTCAGATACGGTTTGTCTAGGTGCTCGAAGATATCGATATCGGTCACTAAGTACTTGATATCAATAGTCGTATTTAACGAACTTGAATGTAAAACAACCGACTCAAGTCTATACGGTGTGTTCTGCTCAACAGTCATAATTAACCTATTGCGTCACGGAATGCTTTTACTACGTCACCGATGACCGATTCCTTGAGTGCTCGAATTTTTCTCAGTTCGTTATTGGTTGTTCTATAGTAGTCATAGTGACTAACTTGCGAGGGTGTGACAACTGCACCATCGACCGTTGTGTGCTTTCCTGTATAAGGATCGATGTCTACCTGTTCACCGTTGTATGTGTGATACTTAGTCGACAGGTACTGAGGTTCAGCAGAGTAGACGGTCAGTGTCTGAACTTCGTCGGACTCACCAATCACCGATGTAATGTCTTCACCGGACGATGTGAACGTACCTTCGTATACCTCGACCACGAGTTGACCTAGGTTAATATCACGTGATAGAACTCTACCTGCAGCACCTGACGTTTGTCCTGTAACCAACTGTCCGACGAACATCTTGTCTAGCATGCTTTGGTTAGTGTTTACTACGGTGTGGGGTAGATCTTTCTTCACCTGATCGAGTACTTGCAAGTCAGTTCGAGGCCACCCACATTCTCGTAGGTCTGGGTTCATAAGGTAGAACGTCCAATGCAACTGTGGATTATTGTATAGTTTGTACGCAACGTGGTCCGCACGTTCACCGTGTTGGATATAATAGTCGACATAGAACGAATCGTTCACTCGCAAGGTGTCTAACACCTCTGCGTATACCGTTAGATCTTCGGTAAAACTCAGTTCGTCGGCATCTCCGAATCGATAGGATGTATACGGGAACATTTTGAAAAACATTAGTATCCCTCCTCAATGTCTGTTCTGTTGAGTGCGATATCTTCCTTAAAGGTAAGTGCCAGATCGTACTCTACTGGACGGCCGTCTTTGTGGTATGCCATACTAGACGGGTTATAGTTAGTTGCAATGCTTTCTAGGTAGCACTTCTTGATCCTAGTTCCGATCTGTACTTCGTTACCTTCAGAGTCAGTTGACGTGAGTTCGATGTTGAACATCCACGGATATTTGTAACCGACGATTGTACCACCTCGGGCATTGATTGGTTCTGGGAATGCGTAGTGACGGAAACGATAGATGATTGCTTCGACCATCTCTGCTTCTGCCTCACTGACCGGAATGAACTTGAACTGGAATTGGAACTGACGTAGGTTCACTCCCTTGAACATCGCACGAGTGTTCGGGTTGATCGTTACCTGTGCGGCAAGGTTCATTGCTCCACGTAGTTCATCTGGCAGTGCCTTGCCCAACAAACTCTGTGATGCTCGTAGGGTTGCGATCTTAGCAAGATCATTCCCATCGGTCGTACCAGAGAACAGATCTCCGATTGACTTGAATCCATTGACAAGTGCCTGACCCACAACACCTGTTACAGTACTACCACTTTGGAATGCATTCAGTGCCGCGGCACCTGACATACCTAGGTCGACGTTGGTGTACTGCATAGAATCGTTGACTGCAAACCCGACAGGTAGATAAAGAGCAATCTGCTCTGCTACTTGTGGTTGTGTCTTTGGTGCCATCTCTGGTGCTTCTGGATCACCTGCTTCGGCAGTCTTAGGTTTGTCACCTTCACCTATTTCTTTTAGGGTCTTATCTGCAGCTGCTTTTTCTGCCTCACATGCCTTTAGTTCTTCGGATGTTTGCTTCATCTCTGTTTGGCATTCATTAAACTCTCTTCCCGCACTAAGTAATTTAGCATTATCCGATCTACCTTGACCTTCAGATTTGACTTCATCTATTTTCTGTCTTGCGTCTGCGGCACGTGCTTTAAGTTCTGTCAGTTTTGCTTCTAAGTCTTTCTTTCTTTTCTCATACTCATCGATAATCTTCTTTGCCTTTTCATGTTTCTTGTAAACATTATCGACCGACTCTGTCCCTGCCTCTAAAGATGATAATGTCTTGACAGGTTCAAACAAGATTTTAGTAGGGCATCGTTTACCAGCAGTTGTACCGTCAGCAGGATACTGCAGTTTACCAGACTTCTGCTTGTTCTTCTTCTTTGCCTTGGTTTCGGTAGGTCCATCTTCACTACCACCTGCCGCACGTCGTAATTGTTCGGGAGTTAGTTTTTCCCCAACCTTCACGTCAAAGATGTCGTCGTTTGCCATGAGAGAATCTCGTGTCTATAAATATGATTTAACTATTTATACACGAAATTCAAATGAAGACTTATAAGGGACGATACAAACCAAGCAACCCGTCGAAGTACGTAGGAGACATCGACAATGTTGTGTATCGTTCGGGGTGGGAACGTCACGTAATGAAGTGGTGCGACAATAACCCCGATGTCGAACAATGGATGTCCGAAGAACTAATTATACCATACATATGTGAGACTGACAAGAAACCTCATCGATATTTTATGGACTTTGTGATCAAGTATCGATCGGGTCGAGTGACACTAGTTGAAGTCAAACCAGAGAAAGAAACCAAACGTCCGGAGAGGACGCAAGGTAAGTCACGACAGAGACTGCTCAGTGAGGGTCTGACATATGTAAAGAACCAATCCAAGTGGAAGGCCGCATCCGAATACGCAAAGGATCGGGGATACCACTTCGAGATCTGGACAGAGAAAGAACTCACCGCAATGGGTATCATGCCCAAATCGACGCAACGCATGCGTACTAAAAAACCCCTGAAAAAAATACCCCCGTTCAGAAAAAAGAAAAAATGAGTATAAATAGAACCATTAGGTCTTAACAGAACGGATACACATGTCTAACATCTTTCAACGACTAGAGTTACAGGCGTTCCGTGCTGGGATTACTCCACGTACCAAGGAGTCCCGTGCATGGTTTCAAAAGAAAATCAAGAACCTTCGTAGCATCAATCGTGAAGAACTAATGAAAGAAGATCCCCTGAAGCAGACTTCAGAGGAGATTGTAGGTAGTATGTACATGTTCTTCTATGACCCAAAGTTCAAGAACGATCGAGTCAAACTACCGTACTTCGATTCGTTCCCTTTGGTTGTAGTTGTCGGTCCAGCAAAGGGTGGGTTCTTGGGATTAAACCTCCACTACCTACCTCCAGTGCTACGAGCAAAGATGCTCGACGCATTGATGGATATCACCAACAACGAGAAGTTCGACAAGACGACTCGGTTCAAAATGTCGTATGAGTTGCTGGTTAAGACAAGCAAACTAAAATACTTCAAGCCGTGCCTTAAGCACTACTTGAACGAACACGTCCAGAGTAGATTTGCAATGGTTCCTCCACCAGAGTGGGAGATTGCTACGTTCTTGCCGACACAGCAGTTCCGTTATGCAAGCAATGCAAAGGTTTACTACGACTCGAAACAAATGATAGGTGAGTAATCGTGGCAGGGATAGAAGAATTAAAGAGCAAGGTGATCTCTAAGAATGGTATGGCATTCTCGAACCAGTTCGGGATCGAGTTGCCTAGCATGGGTGCAGAAGACAAAGACACCCTGAACATCCTATGTAAGGCAGTCGAACTCCCTGGTAAACAGATTGCCACCATCGACCGAATGATCGGTATGCAGATGGAGAAGGTAGTAAACGGGTTTGCCGTTACAGAAGTCACTGCATCGTTCATCATGCTGAATGACTATGGTGTCAAGAAATACTTTGACAAGTGGCAAAGTCTCATGGTAGACGAAGAGGGTGGTCGTGTATCATATAAGACAGACTACGCAAAGAAGATTACCATCCACCAGTTATCAAAACCACAGATACGACTAGGGTTCGACCTAGGTCCACTTGATTTCAATTTCGACCTTTTCGGCAACTCTATATA